AAGTCATCGTCGATGGCCCACTCTACAACTTTCTGCAAGCCAACTCCCTTCCGATCTTGTGGCTCCAATAGATGTCCGGCACCTACACCTTCACCGACGCGCAAAAAGCCGACGTCAGACGCTTCGTCGGATATGCAGCCTTGGGCGGCGTCAACAGCGGGATGCAGTCTTACCGCTTCTTCACGCAGTATGGCTTTCTCGAATGGAAACTTCAGAACCTGAGCAATGAAGAAGGCGCGGTTGTCGTCAATACCTATCTGACGAATCTGAACACGTTGGAACAGGCGATCATCGCGGCAGCCGGCAACCTGGATACCGACTCTGCAAGCGTTTGGCACCATAACAAGAATGAGGTCGCGGACCGCACTGCGTTGTTTGACGATTGGCGTCGTCGCTTATGTGCGTTTTTAGGCATACCTCCCGGACCGGGACTAGGGCAAGCCGCGAGCCTTGCTATAGTAGCTTAGAAGCAGCAGAACTCGCCGTGTAGCTCGGCGGCTGCTTTGCAGTAGGCAGCGTGAGCCTCTTCTGGCGTGTCAAATCTGCCTAAGTTGTAGTTTTGGTAGTTGCGTCCTATCCGTGCGACCCACTTTCCTTCATGGAAGGACACCCCCTTGAAGCCTGATGAATTTCCGCGATGCCTCTGAACGTTACATCTGTTCTGTGAGCAAGTTGCTTCACGAAGGTTCTTTAGTCGATTGTCTGTAGGGTCTTGGTTGATGTGGTCAATGCGCGAAACCAGCCATTCACCATAGCTCATATACCATGCTAAGCGGTGCTCAGGTATCAGGCGGCCATCGAGGTTGATAAACCGTCCGTGACGCCCTGTAGGTGCCGAGCCTGCTCTGGTCTCAGCATACCGCGTATTGAACATCCGGTCATTTTTGTCGAACTCTGGTATCCTGTTCCAAGTGAAAATGCCGGTGATGGGATTGTAGTCGAGTCGCTGATGTAGGTAAGCCAATGAATGTTTCATCACCCAATCATACCATGCTGCGGCGGTAAATAGCAGCAACGATGACCAACCAAGCCCTCATTCAATCGCGCATCAATCATGGCTATAACATAGCCAGCAGCAAGCTGGGTGCCCAGTTCAATCTCTACAGGCCGATCAGCACCGGCCCGGTGATCGATCCGATCAACCTGATCGACATCGTGTATGCCGGGTTCGATATTGATCCACGCTTTAGCCACAAGGCGCCGGCCGTCCAGGGCGAGATGCACAGCTATGCCCTGCTCGACCTGACGAACATCCAGCCGGCCGACTACCTGACAGATGGCTGCCGGACCTACTTCGTCGCCAACATCGAGCCGCTCCGTCCGGCGCTGTGCGTGCTCACCAACCGCGTCGTCAGCATCTATCGGCCGAGCAGCACCCCAACGAGCAGTGCCTACTACGGCGGTAACGTCACCGGGTTAGGTGACCCGCAAATCACGGAATGGCCGGCCTCGATGATCTTGGGACCGAAGGGCGAGGTAAACCCGTCTGGACTTCCAGCCGATCCCCGCGCGCCCTGGTACGCAGTGATGCTGCCGGCCTACACCGATGACTCTGGTGTCACGACGATCTTCAAGACGGGCGATGTGATGGTCGATGACCTGAATCGCCGCTTTACGGTGTCTGCCACAGAACTCACGCCGGCCGGGTGGCGCATCACGTGTGCGTACGCCGGGAGCTGAGCCGATGGACCTCTCTGATGTCGAGAATGGCGTGGTCGCGCAAGTCGCTTTGGCGATGGGGCTGACGAATTACACACCGGGCAGCGTCGTCACTTCTCCGGTCACCAATGCACCCCTAAAATGCTTCAGAGGTTGGCCGTTAGAAGCCCAACTCGATACGGATCTGCTCGCCGGCATCACCAACATCAGCGTGTTCCCCAGCCCTGGGATGGCGCGTAACACGACCCGGTATTTCCGCCAGTATTCCGATGTCCTGACCCCGAATGCCACCTTCACGGCCTCTGTGAGCGGCAACACGGTGACGTTTGGCGGCTCGGTCACGAACAACACCCAGGTCGTCGGCGTGGGTTATCCGCCGATCGCTTACACCTATCGGCTCAGCCCGTCCGATACGCCGGCTGGTGTAGCTGCGATCTTCGCGGCCCACATTCCGAACACGACGGCAGCCGGCCCCGCGATCACCATCAGCACCACGCTGACCATCACGGCGATGGTGCTCGCCGATACGACCGCGCTTCTGGAGACGCGCCGGCAGGAGCAGTTGATCCGCGTCAGCGTGTGGGCGCCCGATCCTGCGACCCGCGACCTCGTGTTCAGCACAGTGGATGGGTATCTGAGCAACGTGCGGATGATCGAGGCGCCCGACGGCAGCTTCACCGGGCCGATCTGGTATCGCGGCTGTCATGTCGATGACGCGCCGAGCAAAGAGCGGCTGTGGATTAGGCATGGCAATTACGCGGTGGATTACCCGACGACGTTGCAGCAAGAATTCCCGCGCGTGATGTTCCAAGGCTACATCAATCAGCCGATCAATCAGCTTATGAGCGGCAACACGCTTCTGCCGTGAGCCATCTAAATAGGTCCGTGATCCATTAGGACTGCCATGAACCATCTCATCGTCACAGTGCCTTTTCTCGATTACGAGAAAGGCCAACTGATCACCGATCCCAAGCTCGTCAAGTCGCTGCTGGATGAGCATCACGATAAGGTCGTGCAGGTGGCTCCCGTCGCAGCCGTAGGCGCGAAGGAGTAACGCACCATGCCGATTGTCCAGCAAGGCAGCATCAACACCACGGCTCTCGTGGTGCCTGATCTGTTCGTTCAGATTGTCCCACCGCAGACATACCTTCTCAACGGTGTGCCCACCAATGTCATTGGTGTGGTTGGCACGGCGAGTTGGGGACCGACGAATACGCCGACCATCATCGGCAACATGGCAATGTACGCCCAGACCTTTGGCCCGATCATGGCGCGCAAGTATGACGCCGGCACGCAGGTCGCGACGGCGGTGCAGCAAGGCGCACAAAACTTCATCGTGGTGCGCGTCACCGATGGCTCTGATGCCGCGGCGAGCATCATCGTGCAGACCAACTGCATCACCTTCACGGCGCTTTACAGCGGATCACTCGGCAACTCGATCAGTGTCACCATCAGCACTGGCAGCAAGACGGGGACTTACTCCGTGGTTGTCGCGTTGACCGGCGTGGCAATCGAGAAGTTTGACAACATCAGCGGTTCTGGCGCGACCCTTTGGAGCAATATGGCCGCGGCGATCAACACGGGTGTCGGTCAGCTCCGCAACGCCAGCAACCTGATTGTGGCGACGGCCGGGGGCGGTACTGCGAACCCGACCCTGACGAATTACACGCTCTCGGGTGGCTCTGACGGTGTGAACAGCATTTCGGCGAGCACCCTCGTCGGATTGGATACCGTACCGCGCAAGGGCATGTACTGCTTGAGAAATCAGCAAGTCAGCGTTGGCGTGCTCGCCGATGCCGATGATTCGACGCAATGGGGCGTCATCGACGGCTTTGGCCTGTCGGAAGGCATCTTCATGCAGCAAGTCCTGCCGTCCGGCACGAGCATCTCGTCCGCGGTGACTGCCAAGCAGGGCGCCGGCATCGATAGCTACGCGACCAAGATGCTGCATGGCGATTGGGTTTGGTGGCAGGACAACACGAACAACGTGATCCGGCTGGTCAGCCCGCAGGGTTTCAGCGCAGGTCGCTATGCCAATCTCAGCCCCGAGCAGTCAGGTCTGAACAAGCCGCTGTACGGGATTATCGGCACCCAGAAGACGGGCATCAACCCGCTCGCTAACACCAGCTACTCGTCGGCAGAGCTTCAGACCTTGTTTCTTGGCGGACTCGATGTTCTGACCAATCCCGGTGCCGGCGGCCTCAACATCTTCACCATGCGCGACGGGAACAACTCCAGTTCCAATGCGGCGATCAACGGCGACAACTACACCCGGATGACGAACTACATCGCCGCGACGCTTGCGGCGGGTATGGGTGTGTATGTCGGGCGCACCATCACCAAGGATTTGTTCCGGCAGGTGCGTGCGACCTTGTTGGCCTATCTGACTGGCATGATGCAGCAAGGCATGCTCGGCAGCACCGATGGCACTTTGCCCTTCAGTGTGGTGTGTGACGTAACGAACAACCCACCGAGCCGCACGGCGCTGGACTATCTGCAAGCCGATGTGTCCGTCAGATACCTGGGTATCGCCAAGTATTTCATTTGCAACATTCAAGGCGGGCAAACGGTCGTGATCCAGCAGCCCAACGCGACGCAGGGAGCCTAATTAGATGCCTATCAACAATTCACAAGGCGTTTTCAACGTTGGTCGCGACATTCAGATTGTGTTGCAGTCGAGCAGCGGGCAAGTGCAACTGGATAACGTCACGGGGTTCGACGCCAAGCAAGAGACCGACACGGTACGCGTCAAGCGGCTGGATGGCGTCGTGCTGAATGCGGAGTTGCCGTGGGGTTGGTCTGGATCGTTTGAGCTGGAGCGTGGTTCGCCGGCAGTCGATCTGTTTTTCGCCAATGCCGAAGCAGCCTGGATGGATGGTGGCACGTATAACGTGGCGCAGCTCTTCACCTATATCACCGAGACCGACGGTAGCACATCGACGTTCGCGTTCGACAATATCGCGCTCAAACTTTCAGACGCGGGGTCGTATAAGGGCGACAGTTCCGTGAAGCAGCGCATAGACTTCATCGCAAATCGGCGCAGGAGCGTCTAATTCCGCGGCGTCGTCCGACTGCTGATGAGCGAAAGAAGCTGCGTCCCTTTTACCTTCAGGGATATGGCTTCGCCATCATTCGCAAGAACGGCGAGGTTTATCCGGGGTTCACCGATTGGCAGATCGAGTTTGTTTTGGACGAGCTAGACCGCAATGAACCTACTCCGGACCGCAGTGCAACAAGCCTCATGGTATGACTGGATCTGGGTCGCCTATCTGCTGTC